GGGTGCTCTTCTTTAAAAAGCTACGCAAAAAATACGGAAATGGCATCCGCTACTACATGTGCGGCGAATACGGGGAAGAATTCCACCGGCCGCACTACCACGCTTGCGTCTTCAACCACGACTTCGACGACAAGGTACTATGGACCGAGCGAGATGGTATCCCGCTCTACAACAGTGAAGCACTCGACAAGCTCTGGACAACCTCTTATGGGGAACCCTTAGGCTTCACTTCCACTGGTGATGTCACATTCCAAAGCGCGGCTTATGTCGCGCGCTATATTATCAAAAAGGTCACCGGCGAAAAAGCCGAAGACCATTACACGCACCTCGATCAATATGGTGAGATACATGAACGAACCCCCGAATATACCCAGATGTCCCGACGCCCTGGCATCGGGTCAGACTGGGCCAAAAGATTCGAGTCAGACGTCTATCCGTCTGATTTCGTCGTCCTTAACGGCGCGAAGTGCAAACCACCCAAATTCTACGATCGACTTTATGAAGATCGGAGACCAGACGACGCTGCGGCTATCAAGCGTCGTCGTAACGACAGACGAGCTCTAAAGGGCTTCGATGTCGATTCTACCCCGGAACGCCTCCGCGTTCGGGAAAAGTGCCAACAGGCACGTCTAAACCAACTGAAAAGGACACTCTAAAATGATCTTCAAAACATTTTCGGTATTCGACGACAAGGCTAACTGCTTTATGCCGCCTTTCTTCCAGCACAACGCGGCAATGGCCGAAAGGGTATTTGCCGACGCTTGCCGGACACCGGACCATCCGTTTCATCTCAACCACGAAGATTACACTCTTTATGAGATCGGCACATTCGATGATGCCGCCGGCTCGCTTGGTGCGATCCCGATCCAAATGATCGTCAGTGCAACTAGTGTCCTTTCAATCACAAGAAAACTGGACATTGTGGAAAACGAGAAAGGAATCTCGACCAATGGCTAAACAACCTTCTGTAATGTCGCATCGCTTCTCGGAAGTACCGAAAGCAGACATTCCCCGTTCCAGTTTCAATCGTTCCCATGGTATCAAAACCACATTCGACGCTGGTTATCTCGTCCCCGTATTCGTGGACGAAGTGGTCCCGGGCGATACCATGAACCTCAAAATGACGGGCTTCGGCCGTCTCGCAACCCCTATCCATCCATTTATGGACAACCTCTGGATCGACAGTTTCTTCTTTGCGGTGCCCATGCGCCTCATCTGGGATAACTGGGAGCGGTTTAACGGCTCCCAGGATGATCCGGGAGATTCTACGGATTACATTATCCCCACAATGGCGTCACCGCCTGACACCGGCTATGAAAACTCGTCAATCCATGACTACATCGGAATCCCTCCAGGCATACCTGATCTCGAACACTCGGTTATGTGGCATCGTGCATATGCGCTGATCTACAACGAGTGGTTTCGTGACCAAAATCTGCAAGATTCCGTTCCGGTTCCAACCGATGATGGCCCCGACTCGCCGGGCCTATATCAATTGCTCAAACGTGGTAAACGCCATGATTACTTCACCTCGGCACTCCCATGGCCGCAGAAGGGCCCCGCGGTCGACCTACCCCTCGGGACTTCAGCACCTGTCAACGGAATCGGCGTTGCAATTGAAGAAACTACGGCTGCCGGCGTCCCCATTAAACAAACCAATGGGAGCGGGCAATACACCAATGAATACCAAACCGGCGTCAATATCTTCCGAATGGAGGCTCAAGGCGTAGATGGAAATCCCAATATATTCGCCGATCTAACCAACGCTACAGCCGCAACCATTAACCAATTGCGGCAAGCATTTCAGATCCAAAAACTTTATGAACGGGACGCTCGAGGCGGTACCCGTTACACTGAAATCGTCAAATCCCATTTCGGAGTAACTTCACCTGACGCCAGATTACAGCGTCCAGAGTACCTGGGCGGCGGTTCTTCCGCCGTGAATGTCAACCCGGTAGCACAAACCTCTGCAACTGACGCTGCGGTGTCTCCCCAGGGTAATCTTGCTGCCCTGGGCACTCTCAATATGACCAACCATGGCTTTAACAAGTCTTTCACTGAACACTGCGTCATCATCGGACTGATCAACGTCCGTGCAGACCTGAACTATCAACAAGGTCTGAACCGCATGTTCTCTCGTCAAACTCGCTTCGATTTCTACTGGCCGGCGCTCGCTCATATTGGCGAACAAGCCGTACTCAACAAAGAAATCTACGCTCAAGGCGTTCCATCTATTGATGACGCCGTATTCGGTTATCAGGAACGTTTCGCTGAATACCGATACAAACCCTCCCAAGTCACCGGGCAAATGCGCTCCAGCTTTGCCCAGACTCTCGACACCTGGCATCTAGCCCAGGACTTCGGAGAACTGCCCACATTGTCGCCAGAGTTTATCGTCGACAATCCACCAATCGAACGTGTACTCGCGGTTCCAACTGAACCGCACTTCTTGTTTGATGGTTATTTCGATTACACCTGTGCCCGGCCGATGCCTACGTATTCGGTACCTGGCCTAATCGATCACTTCTAAAATGGGCATTCTCTCATCCATCATTGGCGGTGGAGCCTCCCTACTGGGGGGGCTCTTCCAAAACTCGTCAGCTAAGGCTGCCGCCAAAAGCCAGCAAAAATTTCAAGAAAAAACACTGCGCCATCAGTATCAATGGGGCATGGAGGACATGCGCAAGGCTGGCCTCAACCCCATACTGGCTTACAAACAAGGTGGAGCCGGGTCTGCTTCCGGCTCCTCCTACACTCCCCAGAACGTCGGCTCAGCCGCTGTTCAAGGGGCTAGCACTGCTGCTCAGAGCGCGATAGCGCAAAAAATGCAAGATGCACAGCTAGAAAACATAAAGGCCGACACCGGCCTTAAAACCGACCAGGCGGCTACTCAAACCGCCTTACAACTGCAAAGCCGTATGGCTGCTGCACAATCTGCCGCACAAACCGGCAAAACAAACCAAGAGACTGCTCTCTTGGGCTATCAAGCAAATTCGGCAAAGGCTGCTGCCGCTAAAGCCGAAACAGACCTAAGGCTTAATCAAAGCCAGATAGGTCAAATTATGCGTTACATCGAACGCGGCCGAGAAACCTTCGGACTCGGCGCTGCACACCGGGCCTTCCAAGGTCCGGGCGCCTCATATCGGAAGGGAATACAAAATAGCTCAAGCTCCTGGCAATCTATCGACGCTCGTCGTCGTGCCAAAAACAGAAAAAGGTAAAATACTATGACAAAACAAACACTTAGCATTCGTAAGCCTTATGACCCGTCAACTCCATCTAAACAATTATTTCCTAAACCAACGATGGCAAAACAGTCATTTCAGGCTGAATGCGATATCAACAACATCATGAAAAAATATCAAAACACTGGCGTGATCGAACACGTCCAGAAAACACAAGGCGCATACGGCGACTTCTCAACCCACACCGACTACCACGATAGTGTAAATCGGGTGAATGCTGCGAATGAAGCATTCCTCCAACTTCCCTCAAAAGTCCGCAAGGCTTTCGACAACAACCCCGGCAACATGCTCGCGTTCCTCGATGATCCAGCGAATTACGATGAAGCTGTCCGTCTTGGTCTTGTCAAAAGCCCAGACATTGCGGCCGAAGGCAAGCAATCCAAACCGGCTGAACCATTGAAAGCCGTGAACCCGAAGGGTTCAAAAACACCCCTCGAGCAAGGTATTGACGAAGAGGGTAAAACTGACGAATAATCGTCACGGGGCCAGTTCTCTACTTGATGTAACTGGCCCCACTGACACCACCAGGTATTCGGACGCTCGAAGAGAGCCTCCTGAGCATGAGACTAAAAGGCTCACCATCAAGGAGAAAAAATGAAAAACAAACCCAAATTCGAGATAGTTCTAACGGTTGAAGGTATGCGCTGGGCGCTCCGTCAAATCCGTATTCAACAACAAGGAATCAAGACATGAAAAAACGCTCCAAAATGTCCCGCAGCAAATCCCGCAAAAACTTCTCAAAAGGCACCAGAGTAAAATCACGAAATACACGCACCAATCCCATGCGAGGCGGTATCAGGCTCTAAAAGATGGCATGCTACCATCCTCTCCACGGGTATTATTCCCGGACGGAGTTCACCCAAAAGGGCAAACGAAAAATTATATTCGATGTTGCCAATGCCTACTCCGACATGAAAATCAAACTCCCTTGCGGTCAGTGCATCGGCTGCAGACTCGAGCGGTCCAGACAATGGGCTGCTCGGTGCCTTCACGAAAGCCAACTCCATGAGAAAAACTGCTTTATTACCCTCACCTATTCTGATGATCATCTGCCTGCTGATGGTTCTCTCGATCATCGTCACTGGGTGCTCTTCTTTAAAAAGCTACGCAAAAAATACGGAAATGGCATCCGCTACTACATGTGCGGCGAATACGGGGAACAATTCCACCGGCCGCACTACCACGCTTGCGTCTTCAACCACGACTTCGACGACAAGGTACTATGGACCGAGCGAGACGGTATCCCGCTCTACAACAGTGAAGCACTCGACAAGCTCTGGACAACCCCCTATGGGGAACCCTTAGGCTTTACCTCCGTTGGTGATGTCACATTCCAAAGTGCGGCCTATGTCGCACGCTATATAATGAAAAAGGTCACAGGCGAAAAAGCCGAAGACCACTACACGCACCTCGATCAATACGGTGAAATACATGAACGAACCCCTGAATATACCCAGATGTCCCGGCGGCCGGGCATCGGTTCAGACTGGGTTAAAAAATTCGAGACAGACGTCTATCCGTCTGATTTCGTCGTCCTTAACGGCGCGAAGTGCAAACCACCCAAATTCTACGATCGACTTTATGAAGATCGGAGACCTGACGACGCTGCTACTATCAAGCGTCGTCGTAACGACAGACGAGCCTTAAGGGGCTTCGATGTCGATTCTACCCCTGAACGCCTCCGCGTTCGGGAAAAGTGCCAACAGGCACGTCTAAACCAACTGAAAAGGACTCTCTAAATGGAACATAAAACATTCTCTGTCTTTGACGACAAAGCTAACTGCTTCCTGCCTCCGTTCTTCCAGCACACAGAAGGCATGGCAAAACGTGTGTTCGCTGATGCAGTCAGGCAGAACGACCACCCTTTTCATAAAAATGCGGAAGATTACACTCTCTATGAGCTCGGCACATTCGATGATGCCTCCGGTCAGATCATGCCATGTAAAAAACTCAAAATGATCTGCACTGCTACCGAGATCATCGCATTGTCACAAAAACTCATGATGGCTGAAACGCCATCCCTTACCGATCCACTCGCAAAAAAGGAAATGAACCGTGGCTAAACGCGCACAATCACACAAATTCTCTGAAGTCCCGAAAGCGGAAATTCCGCGTTCGAGCTTCAATCGTGCCCATGGGCTAAAAACCACATTCGACGTAGCGAAGCTAATACCTGTCTTTGTCGATGAGGTTGTTCCGGGCGATACCATGAACCTCAAGATGACCGGCTTCGGCCGTCTCGCAACCCCTATCCATCCGTTCATGGACAATCTATGGATTGACAGCTTCTTTTTTGCTGTACCTATGCGCCTCATCTGGGATAACTGGGAAAAATTCAACGGGTCACAGGACAATCCGAACGACAGTACGGATTACGTCATCCCCACGATGAGCTCCCCCCCTACTACCGGCTATGAGAACTCCTCATTGCACGACTACATGGGTATTCCCCCAGGAATCCCGAACCTCGAACATTCGTCTATGTGGCACCGCGCCTACAATCTCATCTATAACGAATGGTTCCGAGATCAAAACCTGCAAGACTCGGTGGTCGTCGACAAGGGCGATGGCCCAGACGATCCAGCCAACTATGTCTTGCTCACTCGTGGCAAGCGCCACGACTACTTCACATCTGCTCTACCATGGCCCCAAAAGGGCCCCGCGGTGGAACTGCCTCTTGGCACCCAAGCCCCTATCACCGGACTCGGCATACTGGAAACCCCGCAAGTCACACAGGATAGCGGCCCCGGCCGCGTAACTGGCGGCGGCACCGAAGACTTTCAATCGTCTTGGCAAATCGGTGATGGGCAAAATGCTACTCAAACCGGCAAAACTCTATTCAAACTCGCAGAAGATCCCAACAATCTCGGGTATCCGGGGATCTACGCCAACCTTGAGGCAGCAACCGCAGCTACTATCAATCAACTACGCCAAGCCTTCCAGATTCAAAAACTTTACGAAAGGGACGCTCGCGGTGGAACACGCTACACTGAAATCGTTAAATCGCATTTCGGCGTCACAAGTCCTGACGCTAGACTCCAGCGTCCTGAATATCTCGGAGGAGGATCGTCAGCGGTCAACGTCAACCCTGTGGCACAGACATCTGCAACCGATCCTGCCGTTTCCCCTCAGGGTAACTTGGCGGCCCTTGGCACCCTCAACATGCAAAACCACGGTTTCAACAAATCGTTCACCGAACACTGTGTCCTAATCGGACTGGTGAACGTCCGTGCAGACCTGAACTACCAACAAGGTCTGAACCGCATGTTCTCACGTCAAACTCGTTTCGACTTCTACTGGCCGGCCCTCGCCCATATCGGCGAGCAAGCTGTACTCAATAAAGAAATCTATGCCCAAGGCACTCCCGAAGATGAAGCAGTCTTCGGATATCAGGAACGTTTCGCTGAGTATCGCTATAAGCCCTCTCAGGTCACCGGCCAAATGCGAAGCTCTTTCGCTCAAACACTCGATACTTGGCACCTTGCCCAAGACTTCGCTACACTCCCGGCACTCACGCCGGAATTTATCGAGGATGCTCCACCAGTGGAACGCGTTATTGCGGTTCCAACTGAGCCTCATTTCTTATTCGACGGGTACTTCGATTACACCTGTGCGCGGCCGATGCCGACCTACAGCGTACCCGGTCTGATAGATCACTTCTAATGGCCCTACTTTCCTCACTCGTAGGTGGCGCTACATCACTCCTCGGCGGACTGTTTCAGAACAGTTCCGCTAAGAGTGCTGCTGCCTCTCAGCAAAAATTTCAGGAAAAAACCCTGAGACATCAGTATCAATGGGGAATGGAGGACATGCGTAAAGCTGGCCTCAACCCGATACTGGCATACAAACAAGGTGGAGCCGGGTCTGCGTCCGGCTCCTCCTACACCCCCCAGAACGTCGGCTCAGCCGCTGTTCAAGGGGCTAGCACCGCTGCTCAGAGTGCAATTGCGCAAGCAATGCAGGATGCGCAGCTAGAAAACATAAAGGCCGACACAGGCCTTAAAAACGATCAAGCGGCTACTCAGACCGCTCTACAACTGCAAAGCCGCATGGCTGCTGCACAATCTGCCGCTCAAACCGGCAAAACCAACCAAGAGACTGCTCTTCTTGGCTATCAAGCAAATTCGGCGAAGGCTGCTGCCGCTAAAGCCGAAACAGACCTAAGGCTGAATCAAAGCCAAATAGGTCAAATCATGCGTTACATCGAACGCGGCCGAGAAACCTTCGGGCTCGGCTCTGCACATCGGGCCTTCCAAGGTCCGGGTGCTTCATACCGCAAAGGGCTACAATCAACTCGACCAACTGGTCGGTATACTGACAAAAACGGAATAAAATGGAGAAATAAACGATGAAAAATCAAACACTTAAAATTCGCAAGCCTTATGATCCTTCCACGCCTAAACGCGCTCACTTCCCAAACGCGACTATGGCAAAACAATCATTTAAGGCTGAATGCGATATCAACAACATCATGAAAAAATATCAGGCAACTGGCCTGATCACTCACATCCAAAAAGCCCCCGGCGGCTACGGTGACTTCTCAAATGTCACCGACTATCACGACTCTATCAACCGCGTTAATGCTGCTGTGCAGGCATTCATGTCTCTACCCTCAAAACTCCGCAAGGAGTTCAACAACGATCCCGGCGAAATGCTTGCATTCCTCGACGATCCATCCAATGAAGCCGAAGCCATCAGCCTCGGCCTTCTTCCAAAACCCCACATTGCGAGCGAAGCGGAGCAATCCAAACCGGCTGAACCATTGAAAGCCGTTCCTTCAAAGCCGGAAGGCGTGAAGGAAAAAGCCCCCGAAGGAGATCAGGGCTTATGACCTAAAATCTGTCAAACTTGACAAAAGGGACCAGTTCGCTACTTGATGTAACTGGTCCCACTGACACCACCAAGGAGAATCATGAACAAAAAACCTAAATTCGAAATAGTTCTAACGGTTGAAGGTATGCGCTGGGCGCTCCGTCAAATTCGTATTCAACAACAAGGAAACAAATCATGAAAAAGCGTTCTAAAATGTCCCGCAACAAATCCCGCAAAAACTTCTCAAGGGGAACCAAAGTAAAATCACGAAATTCACGCACCAATCCCATGCGAGGCGGTATCAGGCTCTAAATGATGGCATGTTACCATCCGCTCCACGGGTATTATTCCCGGACGGAGTTCACCCAAAAGGGCAAACGAAAGATTATCTTCGATGTTGCCAATGCCTACTCGGACATGAAAATCAAGCTCCCCTGCGGTCAGTGCATCGGCTGCAGGTTGGAGCGTTCCAGACAATGGGCTGCTCGGTGCCTTCACGAAAGCCAACTCCATGACAAAAACTGCTTTATTACCCTCACCTATTCTGATGATCATCTGCCTGCTGATGGTTCTCTCGATCATCGTCACTGGGTGCTCTTCTTTAAAAAGCTAC